CTCCGGTGCCAACAATATACATATCTTTAGTAATTGTGCCAGCTGATACTCCACTAACTGTAAGGGTAGTACCGCTGATTGAACCTACAAATATAGCAGAAGATTCAGCTCCCATACTTATGAAATTCGTATTACTTACTTGATCAATTGTATATCGTTTTCCAACTACTATACTATCTCCTACTGTTGTGATGGCACCACTACTTCTGAAGTGTGTTCTCACATTAGCATATTGTCCAGCTGTTGGCCAATACTTAAAAGTAAGTGTGGAATCTTCTGTTACTGTGAAAATTTGTAAAGATCCGTTTCTGACATCAATCTCTCCACTAGATCCAACTGTTTGACTGTAGGAAGTTCCGTGAAAATTAGTATGCGTTCCGTTAGAAATATTACTACCGCCAAAGTCGTTACTTAGAGTTCCGTTGGTAAGGGCAGATTTTAATACTGCTTTACTTTGTAAATCCTCTATTTCACTTTTGGTGTATGTAAAATTACTTTTTATCGAAGCAAAGTTATCGCGAAAGCCTTGGCTATCGTTATCTTTCCCTGCTACAGGGAACGTACTATCGATGTTTTCGTTGTCTATTTGACTGCTCATATGGTTATCCTATCATTTCTGAATACAAGATATTTATCTGCTGTTAGACCCTCGACGGAATCTATTATGTATCTATCAGCAGTATAATCTAATTGGTTAAAGCTAAAATTGGTAGTAGCTAGATAGTTCTTTATGTTTAACATAATATCAGTAGCTGTACCTACTTTACAATAACATATTGGCACAGCTAGCTGGAAATCTAACTCTTTCTTTGTACCTGGCTGTATACTACGCATCCACAGCGGTAAGTAATTGCGTTCACGGGCAAAGTTAATTGTTTTCGAAGGATCGTTCGGGTCCTTATCGCTCCATGACTTTAATCGGTCACGCCATATACTAATACTGTTGGGGAAATACTCGTTGACTCTGGGATTTGAAACTTCAAATCCCATACTGTCCGCAGTGATAATATCGCTGGGTCTGTCAGCAGTCGGAGCATCTGCGATCAAATCTTCAATACGTCTGCTCCAAATGCTGTTACTAAAGTCTGCTGTAATTTCCTTAGATTGTAAACTTAATTTTTCAATCTTATTTGGAAGTCTTTTTCCGTTAGGTTCTAACGGATCTAACATAGTAACATATATAACTTCGTAAACTGCAGTCTTTGTTCCTGGAGCAAACGCAGTTGCACTTTTCACAGTACCAAATGTAAACTTTTTACGCTTGTGGTTTAACCCCATGGCGCTTATATATGTAGCGGCCTCTCTAGTTTCTATCCCAGCATACACTAACATAGCCAGTTCTGATTGAATTCCAAAGTTTGGATCATTTGGTCTATAAATGCTTAACGGAGTAAACACTGAAGTATTGTCAATAAATTCTCGCCATTTTAATCGTTGCTCGGATTTTAGGAATGGTCGAACTTTGATATTACTAAACACTAGTTGATTCGGAGTATCGATACTAATAGAGAATGTTCTACTAATTGCGCTATAGCCAAATTGATCTCTTGCCTGTACCGTAAATTCGTAGACTCTATCGATACTAGTAGTTCCGCCGTCGAACGTAGTCACTCCAGTACTAAAGTCAAAAGTTGTTAAGCCTGGAGTAGTCAATACTTCGTCTACAATGACACCGTATTGGTTTACCTTGCCTACAATTTCTCCATCTAAATCTAATGTTAGTCCGGGAGGTAGTCTACCTCCAGTTACTGTATATAATAATGTAGAACCTGGAACAGTACTTACGGCGCTTACGCTTAAGGTAGAAACAAAATTAGCATTAATCGTTCCAAGATCAGAATTAGTATTCCAATTTAGCACACTATCTACTTCACCTAGCAGATCTACTGTAAATATTTTCGATGTACTTGATCTTTCGCCTTTGTCGCTTATTCGAGTGGCACTTACAGTGAATTTATAATTCTTAGTCACGGCTGGTTGGTACGGCACTAGTCCGTGTAATTCTGCATTGTTTTCATCAAATTGCATTCCAGGAGGAGTTTGACTTAATGTACCGATTAAAAATTCGACATTGTTAGGAATGAATGTTTCTAACGGGTAATACAATGTTAATCTATACTCGTCGTTGGGCAACGCAACTACATTATCTACTCGATTAATTTGCGATGTTCCTGAAACTAGGCCGCTAAATGTTAAGAAGTGTCCAACTGTCGGAGGATTAGTTGCTAGTGTAATAGTAAGTGTATGGCTGTCTACAATATTATCATCTTCGCCGATTCGTCTAGTAGTTGCCTTACAATCGGCGTTAATTTGTTCTAAATTGTAAATTATGTTTTCTGTATCGTACGTATCTAAAATAAGGGTAACATAGTTATTGGCTCTGTATAATCCTAAGTAACTATTAGTTAGCCATACTGGCGGACGCATGTATGTAACGTCAGCATTAAATAACGAGTTTCCACTTAACCATGTGGTATTATCCGCACGGAAAAAATCGTCGCCAACTACAAACATTTTAAATGAACGCTTGCTGTAACTATCGCCATCTGTAACCGTTACTGTAAATTGATAAGTTCTATTAAGTTTTTTTGGTTTATTACTTTGTAACGCAAAGTCAAAAAATACTGCGTCGTATATGTAACTATCGTATCCGTTAGTTGGAAGAAAAGCAAAGTCGAACGCTACAGAGTCGTAGTAGCTGTCGTCGTACGTGCCATCGCCGTCTTGTACAGTAATCGCCAATGTGGGTTGAACGAATCCTACAATTCTTCCGTCGGTAGTTAATACTAGTCCTGGTGGCAAACTGCCACCGTCTCTATCAATAAAATAATTTAATCTCTGACCACTAGTGGTATCATTATCCTGAGCTTCGATTTGAAAATCAATATACGTGCTATCGATTACGAACAATTCTCCAGGATCTCCGATATTCAGTAATCCTTCTGGAGTGATAAATTCAGGAGCATCTTCGCCCTCTATTGTGATAGTAAATGTTCTATCAGAAATTTCCCCGTTGTTGCTAGCTCTTATACAAAATGTAAAATCTGTAATTCTAGGAACTTCGAAAGGACTGCCAATTATATGCGAACCGTCTATACGTAATCCTGGCGGCAGTTTTCCGGAAATTACATTATAAATTGTTCCTTGAATGCCAGTGACTGGTAAGGCAATATCTAACTGCCTACGTTCAGCAAACGCAACCTTAGAAGCAGTACCGTCACCGGCAGTTTCTAATGTGGTATTATTAAGTGTTTGTATTACAGGGCCAGCGCCGCTGCCAGTAGTTGAGGCAGTAAAGACTGTTCCGAGCACGTTGTATTGTGCTCCAATTTTTGTAAAATCAGTAGTTCCTACATATTCGATGACATATCGATGCCCAACGGTAAAATTGCCCGATGAAACAGATTCATTTGTTCCGGGTTCGTTCCCAAAATTATATCCTGATATTTTAGTCCATGCATTTAGCGCCATAATTGCTCTCGGTTGTAGCAATATTTATCGCTATTTTTAAACAATACTTCCTAGGTCTAGTACCAATCCAGAAGGATCAGCAACACTAAAACCACCAAAGTCTGGGTTAACGCCGTTCATATCCACTGTTACTGCCGCTGGATCAGGGATACCAGGAATATTTAAAATAAATGATCCAAAATCTAAATCAACTGAGTTAGAAGTTATCATTAGGGATATAATGGAATTTAAATTTCTAACATCAATACCAAAAATAGGAGTTTCTATATTACCGCCACCTACTGATCCTAATACAATATTGTTGCCGTTTAATTCTAAATCAGCACTTAGTGATGGAGATGTATCGTTTTCTACAATTGCTTTACTTTTTAAATTAATTACATTTGGATCAGTTCCGTCAATTTCGATAGTGTCGTCGGAACTAACAAGTGTTTTGAACTCTAACGTAGCATCAAGGTCATTCTTTTGAGCAAACACTTCAGCGCCACCGCCTAAGTTTGTACCGTCAATAATGACGCCACCGCCTAGCAGGGTGAAGTTAGCATTTACTTTTTCAAAAGCAGTACGCAGATCATCACCTGTACCATCGTTAGCATACCCGCCTACATTAATTGTTTGTATTGTCATGATAATATTTACCTTAATTTTAATCGTAGTATGAAACGAACTTAGTAACATGTACACTAACATGTAGTGATTCTGTTATCTGACTATTTGTTGCTACAACTTCAATAACATTATTGAGGCCGCGTCTTACTGTAAATGTTGCTAATGCCGCGGCGCTGGTGTATATAACTCCGTAAACACTCATAACTGGAGTAACTGTTGAGTTATATATGGCAGCAACAG